CCAGCTACCCTTTGAGCATACCTAGAGACATTGAAGAAGTCCACTCTCTCAGAACCATCAATGTATTGAGAGAACTCTTCATAGAACTCTTCAATAGACACTCTCTTGTTCTCACCTTGCTGCACTAATGCTATGGTTTCCTCTCCTGAAAGAGGAAGGTCAGCTAGTGGAAGCTGTGGGTCCTTTGAACCAGAGAGTGCTAGTCTCTGTTTTATTTCGTTAATTTGTTCCTGTGTAAATATCATAGTTCTTATTTACTAGAAGTTGTTGTTTTCTTGTTTAGTGCCTTTCTCTTGAGGTCTGCATCAACCTCTGCTTTATGCTTGTCCAAGTTAAGCTTTTCCTTATCTAGTTTAAGTCTTTCATCAAACTGCCTTATGGATTCAGCTAGCTTGTCTTTAGCTTCTTGTGAGTACTCAGGCTCTTGAATGCCATCGTCAGCACTATGAGCCATACTAGCAACAATGATTTTAGTCTCATTATCTCTCTGATTTAATCTATCTTCCTGCTCCATCTTAGCCTGCTCAAGTGCTGCCTGCTGCTGTAGTTCAGCCTCCTTAATCTGCTGTTCAGCTTGTGCTTGTTGAGCTTGCCTCTCCTGTATTCTTCTTTCGTCATTTTCTACTAATCTCTGCTTTTCTGCAACAGATGAGCTACTATAAAGCTTCATTATAGTAGAGAATGAAATTGTTTGATTCTGAAGAGCTGCCTGTGCTAGCATATCAAGCTTTTGATTCAGGTCTTGTAGTCCATTGCTATTATCTACTACTAAGCCGTAGTCTGACTCTGCAAACTCATCACCATCAATGTCAGCTATTCTTTGAGAACCATCTGATAATAGGTAAGGGAACTTGAGGTTTCTACCCTTTAGACATATCTTTGCTGTCTCTAAGAAGCACTCAAGTGCTCTCTTCTTCACATCATCATGTACTGTGAAAATCCATTCCGTGATATGTGATGACTGAAGAGTAGCTCTCTCTACACCTCCTACAGTCTCTCTATTGCTGATTTGTCCTTCTCTTTGCTTGGAGATACCTACAACTTCTGACATTTCCATCTTAATAAACTCAAGCATGTTAATGTACATTTGTATGCTGTTTCCAAGTTCTGCATCAATAACCCCTGAGGAAGCATTGTTTAGAGCACCTGCAAGCTTACCAGTAGCAGCACCAACATTACCTTCTTTGAAGCTGTCAATTACTGCTATGTTATTCTTCTTTGCAAAGTACATCCACTTGTCTATCTTCCAACCTTTGGGTACCTTAGCAAGGTCCAGAGTGATAATCTTACCCCAGTTCTTAGCCATCATCTTGTTAAGCCTATCGTGAATTACATCATACAGGTAGTTGTATGGCTTCATCATATCTACAAGGCTNTATGGCTTACTCTCATTNAGGTTGTATATTGAGCCTACAATACCAAAGTGACATCTACTAGGATTAGTAAGTCTGTTGTATTGTATTACTCTTGGTCTCATATTTACATAGATTTCCTGACCAATCTTAGTACCTTCCCAAGCTTCATTGATATAGTGAATTTCCTCCTCTTCTCCTAAAGCTTNATTCAGTACATAGGTTTCAGGATAGAAGCTATAAGTCTCTTCGCCATTTTCATCGTATGACTTAACCTTCTTGATTCTCCTTCTGGACTTCCAGTACATTCTAAGTACTCTTACATTACCATTAGTATCAAAAGGTAGAAGGTCTCCTGCACCATCAGAGAATAGTCCAAATGGGTCAAAGTAGAATCCCATTCCTATCTCATCTGTGCCTGAGATTACATCATCAATCATGTGGTGATTAACAAACGCAGCTCTCTCATCTGGATGACCCATTTCATCAGTTTGAGGTACAATATCAGGAGCAGACTCAATGTAGGCAATATCCTTTTTGCTTAAAACATCGTAATAAGCATCAATGATTTGCCCTGGAGACCAATAATCTTCCATGATAATAATATCTGCATCCTCTACTCTATTGCTATAACCTGATTTGAATATCCTTATCTTTAGTGGATTTACTCTCTCAATAATCGGTTCTCCTCCCCTAATATCACACTGATATATTTCCTCTCCTACGATGGCTGCATCCATGAATCCTTGATTGAACATAAGAGGCATATTATATTCCTTAATATAGTGGTTAAGTAAGCAGTTAGCCCGCACTTCCCTCATGTCTTGCCACTCATAAGTAAAGTAGTCATTCATCTTATTAAGCTTCTGCTGGAACTCCTCATCACTTGATGATTGGTCTGACACAAGTTGTTGTATTTGCTGAAGTACAGCTGCCTTCTTGTTTTCCTCAATTTCAGAGATTGAATTAGGATTGGTCACAACAACCTTAAAATCAAATACTCTCTTTGACTCCTCTCCTCTCAGCACCTGAAGTTTACTATTGATGATAGGATAGTGTTGTATATCTGTGGGTGTTGTTTTCTCCTTTAAGTGTTCAGGATTAAGAACCACCTCAAGGTCTTGCATGTGCAGCTTACCATTAAAGAGGTCATAGTTAATCCTCTTATGGATAACAGAGTTCCTGACTGGAGCATAATTGAAGAAAGTTCTAGAATCTGCCCAGTCTAGGTGCCGTTTTCTCCATGCCTTTGTCTTCTTAGACATTGGCAATTGTTGCTGAGGTAAGTTTATATTTCCAAAACTCATATCCTTCTCAATTTTTTGTGCAAAGATAAGTAAAAAATTAAAGGTGTGCAAGTATAAAAGTAAATTACTTATAAATGCACACCCTCTTACTATTATTCAGAATAGTTTCTACTAAAGTAGTCATCGTTACCTAGGTATGACTTGTCTGTCCTCTCTGCATCATCTGCATTTAACCTTGAGCCATATAGAATAACTTTCTCCTCTCTATATAGCATTAACATACCTAATGCTCTGATTCTATCGAAGTTTCTTACTGGGTCAAAAGCTATAAGCTCCTCTAATAATGCCCTACCTCTCAAGAAGTAGAGGTTTGGAACTACAACTTCTTTCTCTTCTCCATCCTCAACTACTACTGTTACCACAGGCTTCAATAGCCAGTCTCTAATAAGACTATTAGCATAATTGTTAATGGCAGCAGTAACATTAACTCCCTTAGCATTACTTCCAAAGCTACTATACTTAATCATTTGCTTATCTCTCAGATACTCAGGGGTATCTGCTAGCAAGTGAGTACATTGCATCTTTTGGAAGTAAGCAAAGGTACCCTTTTTATTACAGTTGTGTGTTACTACATAATCACCTATAAGGTAAAGACCATCATTAGAGTCCACTGTAACACATTTACCCCTTTCTCTATGGGATAATACTATGCTATCTATAGCAGTNTTATTTAATAAGGCAGAAGCTTTACTTCCTTTAGTATAAGGTTTGTATATATGCTGTTCTACTACTTTTCTTGGTAATTTGAATACTTTATGTTCAGATGCTATGGCTACTCTGTACACTCCTTCNTTTGAAGTTTGTAACCAACACTTTATTCCTAAGCTTCTAGATAATGTAAGAACATCTTCTGCAAGTCTTTTTGAACAGGTTATAAGAATACTAGCCCCATTTGTATTAGCACACCCATCACCATCCATTATACCTTTTAGTAGCTCCATTCTTTGTGCCCTATGACTGTACAGATATTCTGAAGGAATAGACTTAGTATGACTATCTGTACCATATAAATTATATTTCTTCATTATACTTTTACATTCAGGAATATATACATGCCAAGAATATCCTCTAGTACCTATATGTTTTGTTTTATAAGGAATGTTATTTTGATAAAATAACATATCTTCTTTACTAGAAGATATTTGAATATAATTTTTAGTGCAATGTGTTCCCTTTATGCTACCTTCCGAAAGTATTAAACCCATAGTGTAAGGGTCTATTAGTAATTCTCTTCTTGGATATTCAACACCATTATGCTCTGGTATAAAATATTTATGTTGCCCATGTTTATTTATTACACCATCTTCTAACATTTGCTTGGTAGTAACTTCAATAGGAATTTTAGAAGTGCCTTTATAAACTATCCATATATGATTATCACTAGCTTCTACCACTCTACCATCAGACAATTTTATTTTATAAATATCCATTTCCTCATCTACAGGAATGTCAATAACTTTAACACTACCTTTAGTTGGAGAAAATAAAGTATCTCCTATTTTAATATCTTTCCATTCTTTGAGACCATCAGGAGTATATACTTTTTGACTATAAGGGTGAGCTTCATACAAACACTTGGCATTGTAGAAAATACAGAGTAACCTCACCATTTCAAAGTTGTCATCTGCAAAAGGCATTCTACCAGTGTATTCTGCCACTATTCTGTCTGTGTATAAGTCTAGCACAAAGGTACTTGATAGTGAAGTAGATTCAGCTTCATCGTTATCTACAGGGTCATGCCCTACTACATACCTATTATCATATAGCTTTCCAGAGCTGTTCCTCTGAGGCATTTCATAGATTTCCAATGCTCCTCTTGTAGTGTTATCTACACCATACTTCCTGATAGGCAATTCATCACTTGATGGGCTGAATTTTACTTCCTTGCCACTAAGAACTAGGTCTCCAACATAGACATCATCAAATGCCTTAGGGTCTAGGTCTAGTTGTTGTAGCCTTTCAGTAAGAGCTGCTACTGGGAAGAAGGCATTCTTTACTTTGATAATAGCTTCTGCTGGAGTGATAGGCATTTCTGAGATAACTCTTAATACTGAGTTAGGGTCAGAACCATACTTTGCCTTGTGTCTTGCAATAAGAACCTGTACTAGTGCTTTTATGACATCAGATACCCCGTCCTTGTTATAGCATCCCTTTCTGTTTAAGTAAGCTGGGAAGAAGTAGCCAAAGGTGGGCTTTCCCTGCTTTGGCTTGTCATAGACATTCCTTATAGAGTATATGTTATAACCTGCTGTATTATACAGTAGTGCTTTAGCTGACTCAAAGTTAGAGTCCTTTTCATCTGACGTACCTACTAAATAGGCTAGTCCATAGGTAAAGTCACCTTCCTCCATACCATGCCTTACAGTATCATAGATACTCAGTAGATTTGGGAAGGCACCCATTTCCTCAAAGAATATGTAACCTCTCTTACCTCTAAGCTTGGCTTCATCGTCCTTTGAAGATACACCCATTACACTATTGAGTGAGCCTTTCTTTCTGCCATACTCATCCAAATATCCCATCTGCCAGAACATTTCATTGGATGAGTTTCTCAGTCTTAATCTTGGAAACTCTGTGTTCTCTGACACAAAGTTAATCATAGGTTCAAACTTTGACAAAGTACCATCCTTGTCTGCCAAATACTCCTTTTGATAAGCAGTAAGAATAGTTGTCACACGCTTACGAACCTCATTGCTTTCTCCTAAGATTAGGTTCTTAGCCATCATGGATGCCAGAGTATATGACTTTGAACATCCTCTTCTAGCCAGTTCAATAGCATGGTTTCCAGCTTCTCTAGCCTTATGAAGGTAGTGGAATCTTAGATAAATTCCTTCCCAAGTCTCAGGGAAGTCCTCAATTCTGTCTGCTTTCCTCTTACCCTCTGTGATTCTAGTAAGCATGATAGGGCAATAATTCATGTACCAGTACATGTACCCTGTTACCCACTCTCCATCAGACTCTCTAACATAACCCTCTCTACACCTTCTCTTCTCTTCATCTATCCATTTCCTATACTCACTATTTGGATTAGGATTAGGTCTTAGGAATGTATAGCAGTTAAACTCTTTGTAATGAAGAGCAGCTGGTCTGAAGTAATCCATATTCTCTAAGATATGTGGGTTCTCTAGGTCAACTATTATCCTGCCTTGGTCATCCCTAGGCATGTCTTTTGCTCTTCTTCTTGTAGGACTTATCAGGTTCTTAATGTACTCTACATTCTGAACAAAGTCCAATAGTTGTTCTGCTACTTCATCAGGTAATGAAGATAAGAAGTCCTTGGTTATCTCAGTCTGAAACTCATTAGTGGGTATATAAAAGTCATCCCTTAAGTCCACCCTTGAAATTCTCCAGTTACATAGTTTTCGTATGCACCCTTATTAGTACCAAGTCTTAATGCTGTGAAGAAGTTCTTTAGGGCCATGAGAGCTATTTGCTCCTTTGCTTCCTCTAGTTCTTCTACCTTGCAAGGCATTGTGTGGTGTATTGTAGTTACCCTGTAGGATGCACCTGTTTTCATATTAAAGAACTCAATATAAGCATGGAACATCTTAATATGTCCCATACCTTTTTCCACCCCAATACGATATATGAAGTGCCCTAATTTAGGGGATAGACCCTTGGCTCTTCTTTCATCTTCTAGGGTGTTATTCACGCAGTTTAACACATCGTTAATCTTCATCTTCAAGTAGTGCTTTAGTTTGTGAACCTCTTGCCTTAGCCTCAGCAATGATGTCCTTACTTAATGTTCTCTCTGCTTCATCTAGGTCTTTAGCTAACCCAGGAATTTGCTTCAGAGTTGCTGTAATAGACTGTAGAGTGTGGACAGGCTTACCTTTGTCGTCCCTCTCATCAAAGTTCATGTCTCTAAGCTCTTTTCTAAGCTTGTTTACAACATACCTTGTGTCTTCTAGCAGTCCAGCTGATATGGGCTTAAAGCTCTCATAGAAGGTTAATGCTCTCTTAATAACATCATCTGGCTTCCACTCGTCAGGCATACCCAGCCCCTTGATGATTTCTTGAGACCTAACCTCAGGGTCAACAAGGTATTGGTAATCGCTTCTTGGGTCTCCCATGAAGTAAATATAGGCTAGTTCCTGCTTTGCCATTGACTTGTCCTTATGCTTATCTCTGTCATAGACAGCTTTGAATGGGGCAAGCATAATAGCTTCAGGTTCTATAGTTACCTCATAGGCTTCATATTTGAATAATCTAATCATATTANAAACAAAAAGCCTACCAAGGNTTCCCTCAGTAGGCTGTAGGTTAGACAATTATTTTCCTCTCAGGGATAATTATGTTACTTTTTTCTGGCTCCTTTTCATCATTCCANTCCTCTATTACAAAGTCAATGTCTTGGTCTGTAAGGAGTAAATGAGATATNTGGTCTAACTCAATCACATTGAAGTTGTAGGAAACTACAGGGTTATCTGTGATAACTCCATCTTTGAGTGACCCAGGCTTGTGCTTGTATTGAGCATATCTCTTTGGGTTAATACATACTAGGTCTCCTACTTGTATCCCTCTTACCATTGGTCCTACTGCAACCACTTTCTGATACTCTTTCAGACTTCCTACAGTCTTAAGCATGAGTCCTCCTTTCTTTACATCATCCTCAGTGTATTCGTCCTTGGTAGTTACTAGATAGTTGGCCATTGGCCTAATCTTTATTATGTTCAGCATACTTTTCTTGTATTATTTTGTGTTTCTTTTTGATTCCTATGTACCTTTCATAGGTGCAAGNTAGCTTACCTAAATTTGGTATATTGAAATTAGTTCTAAGCCTACTGAATGTTTCCTCATCCATGTCTTCCTTTAGAGGAAGCTCCTCTATGGTTTGTCTAATGAACAGCCAGTAGGCTTTGTATGATTTTACCACTACATCAGTTGGTAGGTTCAGCTCTCTTGACAATCTATCAATTGTTTGTTGCATTCAGGTCAAAGTATAATAGTAATTGAAATGTTTGGTCATCTGCCTTGATGTTCTTAGGTATGAACTTGGGGTTTATCTTACCATCCACAATCACACCTGTCTTTCTCAATTTACCAAGGATAACTTGGAAGAAGGCATCTGACACATTGCAATCAGCCTTTATCTGGCTCTTGACATCATCACTCATTACTATTTTGTCTAGTAGAGTGTCGTCTGTCACAGACTTACTTAACTCAAACCTTGCCTTTATGAAGGCAGCTACAACATCCTTTTCTCTATTAGTAAGATTATGAAGAGGAGTTAAGAACTCAATCCATATCCTAAAGAACTTGCCTTGTAGAGATGTAGGGATTCTAATCACATTGTTAGCCCTTCTTGTTCCTACCATGTTAGTCCTCCTTTGTTTCTTCCTTAGTTTCCTTCTGAGGATTCATAATCTCCTCAATTCTTTCTATCACAGACCTGATGAACTCAGGTGAGAACTTATCTGCATGGTCAAGACACCTAATTGCAATCTCTACCTCCTTTAGACTATGCTCATAAAGAGCCTTCTTCAACATCTGATTCTCTTGGAAAATCTTCTTTGCCTGCTCTGTAGTCTGAGCTGCATAAGCCTCAAGTTGTTCATAAGTCAACTTAGGTGCATTCTGAGGAGCACCATCCTTCATGTTTGTCTTCTTCTCTGCCATAATGTTAATATGTACTATTTAGATATGTAAAACCATGCTTTTTCCTATAGAGTTGTTTCCACTCTTCAATACTTGTCTGCTCAATGACTGTACATCCACAGTCATCACAGTAACAAGCTTCCTCCATTCCTATTACTCTCATCACCTTTAGAGAGAGACACTCTTTGCAGTAGTATACTGGAATGTTATTGTATTCTTCCTTAGGCGACTTTTCTGTTTTTGTGGGTAAATTACTCATATGGTCTCTTCTTCATACAGGTGATATTACCCTTCTTAGACTTGATGTTCTTGAATGGTCTCTGGGGGTAAACTTCACCAAAGATTGATACATGTCCTCTTCTGATTGCTCTTCTGATGGACTTAAACTTTCTTACTCCACTGTAGTCCCTCAAGTGTAAGATGCCCTTCTCAAAGTCCTCTATCACCTTGTTGTAGTTTGCAATAGCAGCTTCATGTATCTGCTTTCTAAACTCCTCCTCTGATATTGGCTTTGTCAGCTCCTTTTGTTGCTCTCCTTGGGGAAACAGCTCCTCCTGAGTTGCCTCTTCTGTTGAGGCTTCCGTTACCTTTCTCTTGTCTTCCACAATGTTTATGAATAAAATATTGCTACATATTGACCCTCTGTGTTTTGAAAGACGTTAATAACATCTTCTCTTTGTACTTTTAAGCTGTTAAGCTCATCTAGAATACCCACTAGGGTACCAGAAAAAATTGCATCTATTGTTTTCATCTTCTCCTGATTTTAGTTGCGGTACTCAGAATCGAACTGAGAGCTTCAGGTTATGAGCCTGACGAGTTACCTTTACTCTATACCACGATATTGTGCAGTAAACCAGATTTGAACTGACCACTCCTGCTTGGAAGGCAGGCATGTTACCACTAACACCATTACTGCGACTACTTGAACTAAGGAGGCTTATTTCCTTTTCTTGATACCAGTGATACTCCTGTTCAGGGCTTCTACCCTTTCAGTCAAGTTCTCCACT